CAACATTTTCTCAGCCTTTGCTTTATTAGCTGGCTTGAGTTTTCTTAACATATTTAGCAACGCTGAAGCAGTGGTCGTATCGATCTCTTCACTTTTACCGTTACCAAACTTAACCTTTTTTGCAGCCTTGCCCTTAGAAATAGCAGTAAGCTGGTCAACTACTTTACCCTCAGATAAATCGGACTCCTCATCCTCATCTTCTTCGGGGCATTCACACTCATCATCGCCATCTTCACACTCACACTCATCTTCTTCCTTGATTTTAGCTTCCATAATTTCAGCACGATCGCCATCAAACTGGTGGTCGCCAGCTACAGGGTGCTTAGTTACAGTCATTTTATGCTTTTCTACAAAATCCTTTTCCTTTCCAGCTTTAGGTGCTAGAGCTTTTTCTGGATTTTCGCCACCTGCGGTAGCTAGATCAGCAGCAGTATTTTCTTCGGCAACGAATGATTTAAATCTTTTGATAGCCATTGCTATTCCTCTGTCGTAGTTTCTACTTCTTCTGGTTCATCTTGAGACATAAAGTTAGCTTGAACGTCATAACGCTTTACGTCTACAGCATCTCTTACTTTATCCATTAACAAATCATTGATAGCATTTTTGAAACCATTTACATCACCATCAGCAGCCATATTAACAGCATCGATTGATGTAACAGTAACTTCTTCTTGATCGCTCATAATAATCTCCAAATATTATTTATAACTAAAAATCAGTATCATCGTCTTCGCCATTATCTTCTTGGGCGATTTGACTGTCGATTTCATCAATTTCTTCTTCAGTTTGCATTAATACGTTCTTACGGATCCAATCCTGAGAATAATATTTACCAGCAAACTGATCAACATCTTGTACCAAAGACAATCTTTCACGAAGTATCTCTGATTTCTTTAATTCAGCAAAGTGATTGTCTTCAAGGAAATCAAATCGTAGACCTTTCTTAACCTCAGACCACTCATCCTTTGTAATAACACCTTTCAGTAGAAGTTGCTTTTCTAATAGTATATAGAACAATTCAGCAAAGCGACTTCTGAGCCTAGAAATAAACTTCGAGAACTTTAACTCGTCTCGGTTGATTTCTGAGGCTCTACCAATATTAAATTGGTTTTCAGATTCTAACCTTGATACTGGTACATTTAATGACTCATATAACTTTCTTCGGAAATACTCAACGTCATCAAGTTCGCCAAGGTTTTGACCGCCTGGAAGTGTACTAATTTCAGTACCACTACTTCCTTCTCTGCGAGGCAACCAATAATCTTCTAGCATGGTTAAATGCTTTCTGGAGTCACGAACTTCACCAGAGTTAGCATCATACACAAGTTTATTCTTGTGCTTTACCATCATATCGCGCAAGTACTGCTCAGCTTTTGCTTTTGGTAGATTACCTACATCGATATAGAAAATTCTACGCTCTGGCGCACGTGCCAGACGATAAATAACAGTCGCATCCTCAAGCATACGCAACTGATTCATTGGTTTTATAGCCTTATTTAAGTGGCTCAAAACCATACTATTCCTTTCATCCATCAAACCGCTATGGCTAAATGCGATTGAATCTGTAGCAATCTTAACTCCCTGATTGCCAGCAGTTACGCCCCTAGAAGAATATACAAAATACTCATCATATTTCTTAGCTGATACTTGGTTGTTACCAGCCTGAGGGTTATTTTTATCCTTCTTTTCAACCCTCATCTTTTTAATTTTACGAGGGTCAATATAGCGCAACTCTTTGATACCATCTCTCGGGTTCTTGGTGTCAATCATTATATGATAATAAATTCTTCCGTCTACATACCAATTTCGGAATATATCATAACCATGGTTGCTAAAATTCAAAAGATCCAAAACTTCTTCAAACTCTTCTCGGATTCTTTTCTTTATAGTAGCAGGTTGTTTGATGCCTTTAAGCATAACATCAACAGAACCATCTGTTTCATCAAATATAATAGCTTCGTTACAAACGTCATCAATAGCTTTATCGCATTCGCTTTGTTGAGACATTTCCCTGTAACGAGTAATTAATGCTGCTTCATTTTTGGCTGCACCATCTAAGTCTACAGTTGTGCCAAATGCACCGCCTTCGGTGACGTTCAGTGCGCCATCTGTATTTGGTGGTGGCGCAAATGATTGTACCGTCGGAGGAAGATCATCCTCTTTGCGCCCTATTTGAAAGCCGAATAGTTCTATAGCCATTATGGTCTTTTCCTCATAATATTTGGGGTGTCATACTTATTTATATGAACACCCCAGAATCACTTTTTAGGATTAAATACCGCCAGCGTCGCCAGTAGTACCGCCAACAACTTCCCAATAATCATAATTGAAAGTTACAGGGAACTCCTGGATAGCTTCGCTGTCCCAAGCCAAGTCAATAGCGCCAACTTCCTGAGGATATAATCCAACGAAGTTGTAAACACGGAGAATAGATCCGTCTTTAGCATATTGAGTAACTTGAGCATTCGCCTTATACAAACTAGGAGCAGTTCCTCCAGCTGTAGTTACATTACCTTGAGCAGAGTTGATCGCATGCGACCAGCTCTCCATGGCATTACGAATAGCCATGTCTTCATCATTGATAATCGTAGGTGCCCATTCAGCATAAGTGCGGTTACCAGCTATCTTAACCTGACGACCGAAGTAAGGAACTTCGATAGTGCCAAGAGTTGATGCTGGTATCTGCGCAGACTTTACCATAAATGGTACTTGCGCATCAGCGACACCATTGATTGGATTAGTAATCTGAACTTGGAAGAGTGATGCTCTCGCACCACCGCCTTTCAAAGCTCCAGAAAACTCATTTACATTAAACGCCATTTTCGTATCTCCCGATTCTATACGTTATATTTATTACGCTCGACCAACAACTTCAGAGAATTCTACACCGCTACGAACCGCAACGAAATTCAGCTGAATGAAGTTGATAGAACGAGCTGGTTTGATATAGATATCGCCGATAAACTCATTTCGGTCAATAACTTCGCCAGTATTATTAGTTCCGTCACATACTACTTGGAAGTCTGTAATACCACGTCGACCTTGTACGTCTCGTAGGAAAGGAACAACCAAATTAGTAAACTGGCTACGAGTAAACTCATCGTTGAATTCAAACAAAGTAAACTTAGCAGCAGTCGAGATAGCTTTCTCGAGAACGATAAACAAGCGTCGAACATTGATACGATCAAACGCAGATGGCTTAGCCAACAGAGTTTTGTCGCCAAACAATACAGTACCTTGTCCTGGGAATGTTACCACAGGGTTGATATTTTTCTTGTAAAGTTGGTCGCGATCGCCCTTAGTTGGGTTGTAAGCAAGTTTAATAGCATTCTTAACATTACCACGGTTATAGCCAGCAGGCGAGAACCATGGGTCACGAGTCAAGTCAGTTTGAACCATCAACCCAGCAGTATCAGCGTTGAGAGGAACATAGCGATAAACATCGTTATATTTGTCATACTGATATTTCCAACCAGAATCCATAACTGCGTATGAAGAAGAAGCTCCAACAGCATCACGGAATGCTATAACAGCATCACGCTTACTGGCGCTACTTTGAGTTCCAACTACGTCTGCACTCTCTGGAGAAATAACTGCGATACAATCTTTACGGCTCTCAGCAATATTAGTAATTAAGTGAATTGCTAGTACTGAGTCAGCGTTACCGCCCAGAAGGAAAGAAACGTCAACATCTTCAGCTGAAGAGAACAGATCATAACCTACGATTTTATCATCAGAATCTAGATTAGCTCCGTCAAGACCGCCAGAAAGAGAGTTATCATTCACATCGCCATCAGTACTGAATGTCTCTGTAGCAGCAGTTCCTGAAGAATAAATTGCAGCATTAGCGATAATATAGCTAGAACCTTGATTAATTAATTCTTTGAAATAGTTCGCAGCACCAGTTTCTGTCTTAGCATCATTAGCAAGAGAAACACTTTCGTATGTTTCAAGAACAGTACCTTTAGTGCCAGTGATCAAACCGTCTTCATCTACTACAGCAACATGAATTTCATCGTTAGAACCACCCAAAGCTGTTGCGTATGCGGTTGTTCCTGGAGCAGCATCAAAACTACCAGAGAACTCCCAGTTTCTAACCAAACCTGTATGGCTAGCAGTTGCGCCATTAAATTTATCAGCAACAGTTATGGTAATAGTATTATTGGTAGAGTTTCTAGCAGCGATAGAAACAATTTTACTCAACTGAGCATTGTCACCTATTTCTAAAATATCACCAACGCTTAATGCGCCAGCATAGCTATCAGAATTGGCGCCTGTGATAACAACTTGATCGCTATTTCTAGTAACACCGTATGCTAAGCCAGTTGCTTCTCGCCAAGCAATTGCGTCAGGGCAAACAGAAACTTTAAGAGAGTTACCCAAAGCTCCAGGATATTTGGCTAGGAAAGTTGAAGTACCTGTTACAGTAACTTCGTCGTTTTTAATTAGTAGAGCACTTCCTGTTGCAGCATTTCTTGCGTCATCTTTAACAACACGAACTACATATAGTGCGTTGCCATACGACAAAAAGTTTGCTGCAGTGAAGAAATCGTCTGCATTAGTATTGTTTGGTTTTTGGAAAATGTTTACGAGACGATCTTCTGAGTCAACTAAAATACGTTGATCAGCTGGACCCCACTGGAATTGACCTGCGAAACCACCTTCTGTGGTTGAAACGGCAGGCACTACCGTGGTGAGATCAATCTCACTTACATTAACTCCAGGACTTACTTGGAAAGGCATTGCTATTCTCCTTAAAAAATAGAGTTTTTATAGTTATTCAACTGATGATATTTATAAAAACCCAATGTTTAGTAATTGTCAAAGTTCCCAGAAGTAATATAACCACTATTACCAAAGGGATCTTGCGTAGGATATTCTATAACATTTTCATCTGGTATTCCATCATCATGGAAACCGAATGGTAATAAATTGTCCATCATCTCTTGCTCAGACTTCTCTTTAAGCTCAATCAGTGTATTAATGTCTGTTATTTCTTTAAAGTATGCTTGATCCGACAACCAAGCAAATAAAACAAGGCACATGACCAGATCATCATGCGCACCCGACTCAGCTTCAAACGAGTTTCTTTTTCTTGAGAATGTAGAAAGTTCTTTTATCGTCTGAAAATCATTTATTATCAGCTGGTCTTGTTCAATCAAAAGTTTTAAGATTGAGCAACCAACCGACTTAACTGTTTTTGTTGTTCTTATACCCTTGTCACAGCGCTTACTATATCCAGCAGATATTCTTTTACCAGACCTTCCTGCGCTTTCGGTGAACAGTATATTCTCATATTCAAATTCAAAATGTAGTAACTCAGCAACCTGTTCGCCAATGTCATTAATTTCTATCAGGGTTGTTGCGTCATTATATGATTTACACGCTCTATATATTACTTCGGCATATTCAGCTGGAGTGATATAGTTATCTCTGTACACACAAACCTGTTTATACGGCATTTCTGTTACATCAATAATTTGAAACGCTGAATAATCCAATCCTTTACCACGAGAAACGTCAACAACGCAAGCGTATATTCTACCCTCTTGTTGCTTTTCATACTGTTTCATAGTACCATTATCTATGATTGGATCTCTAGTGACCATTGCTTTGAGTTTGCTGCCTTCAATCAATGTACCAGAACTTCCTAAGAACTGACACTCATATTCCTGAGAAAACTTTTCATAATCAAAGTCCATTGATTGTAGCGTTTCAGTTTTCCATTTTTCGTCACGACCTGGAACGTCTTTCCATAAAACTTCAACAAACTCATATCCATTTGTTCCTTCTTTCGCTCCTTCGCATGTTTTGTAAAAGTGGTTCAATCCATTTGGCGTTGAGGTCAGTAGAATTTTAGTTGTATCACCAGAAGATATTGTTGGGAATACAGATGCAAAGAACTCATCCCAGTTCTCAACAAACGCAGTCTCATCAATATACAGGAAAGATACCGACTTACCACGAATACCAGATGAAGAGGTCGCAGCAGCAATAATCTTACAGCCGTTTTCAAACTGAACCGAACCTTTGTTCCACTCAACTACACCTTGTTGCATCCACTGCGGTAATGCTTCGTATGCGATTTTAATTCGGTCTAGAATCTCACGAGCAGCATCACCTTTGTTAGCTAGGAGAGCTACAGTTTTGTGTTCTTGGAACAATATAAAGTGTAGGATAACAGCTACGGCAGTTGTGGTTTTACCAGCCTGCCTAGAAGTAACAACAGCAGCACGTCTATTATGAGTTATCTTATTAATAATCTCACGCTGATAATCATAGAGATTCATGGGTATTAAACCATGGTCAACATGCACTATCTGTATATACTTTTCGGCAAAATAGATTGGGTCTGAGGAACATTTAATAAATTCCTTTACCTGATCATGCTCCCATTGTATCTGAACGCCTTTGCGTTTTAGGAGTTGATTGCCATTATATGTTTCACTAGCCACGTGGAACTATGCCTGCCTCAAATAACTT